AACGATCGAAGATCTCTGCTTTCATACCATGTGTGCACGGAATACCTGCCTGCATCTCAAACCCTTCGAGTTCTAGGTGCGCACCAATGATATCAGCCTTGCACGACTTGAGAAACTTGTAAGACTCTTCTTCGTTCGCGTCGTTGATCCAAGGGACGAGACCAATCTTGAGATTGTCGTACTGCACCACGGTGGGTTTCTCAATGATGCGGACCTCTTCCATATAATGACCTAGAAGTTCTTTCAGCGCACTCAAATCGTTTGTGTTCTTGTAGTATACGTCATGGTTGCCGGGAATGATATCCATGTGTATCTTATACTCACGGAGTTTCTCCAGAAAGATTTGACGATTGTGTTCTAATGATTTGAAGTTGATGAACTTCCGATTGTCATAGTAGTCACCGAGGTGTAGAATCTTTTTGATACCATTCTCTAATAAGTATGGAAAGAAAACATCTCGGTAAAACTTCTCTTGGTACTCCATCATCACTTCGGAACTGTTCCTAATCCCGCAGTGCGTATCATTTAGTATTGCGAATTTCACCAGTGCCTCACAGTGTTTGCCATAATAAAAAAACAGGTCATAAAGTTTACACCGACTATGATAGTTCTCACTATAGTGATATACGTATCATATGGTTCGGTTTTTTCGTCACTATAACCACCTAAACTGTACTGCCATATTCTAAACCATTTCATTCATCAAAAAACTCCGTCAAATCAGAATCAGCAGTACGTGTACGTTTCTTACGTTTCTCTTTCTTTGCGTACTCATTGAATAGTCTATCAGATTCTTTCACAAAGTCAATACGATCACGCAATTCATCCACAAACGCTTGGGTTGCACGTGCAGCCTCATCGTTGTTTATCTCATCGGATACAAGTTCGGATAGTCCTGATTCCGACAAATACTTCATCTTGATGTCTTGTTGACGCTTCTCTTTCTCGATACGACGAAGAAAGGCATACCAACTGATTTGTGTGAAATACGCAAATGCGTTGGGTTTTCCTGTGCGAGTTGCGGTGTCTAGATTATAATTTTCGATTGCCTTCAGACAATTCTCGACTGCGTCCATCACCATCTCCTCTCGATAAGTGTACCGAACGAAGTTTGCCTTATGCGACAAACCCTCCGATATCTTTAGAAAGCACTGTGCGATATAATTGGTGACAATAGGTTTGGATTTACCTTGTTCTGCACATTCGTTTGCGTGTCGAACATAGTCCACCACCGCTTGTGAGAAATCTGCGTTATTGACATAGTGGGGTTTATTTTTTGGTTTCATGGGGTACTCTCATTACTAATTTAACAGACATTATAAACTATTTTAGGGAAAAATGCAAGCATAAAAATAATGCTTGCCAAATATTAAAAAATGTGATACCCTAAAGCTGCTCTGCGCCGAAGGGTGAATATACTAATGGAGGGTATCGTCACCAGAAGGAAATAGAATAACATTGTCATAATCATCTTCCAAATCATCCGAAGAGTCTTTCATACCCATTTCTTTCATCACACGATCAACGGATTCTTTCAGTTTCTTTTCATTTTCTTGTTCAAGTAATTTGTTGTACGCATCTCGTTTCTTTCTCATGATCTTCAATTCAAGAATACTTTGTTCATATTCTGTAATGAAAAATTCATTAGGAAATGCACTGGCCATAACATGGTTCTTCGAAACAGTAATCAACTCGGTGGGAGAATCAATGTAAGTCATCCAAGGTCGGAGTGAATATCGAGGAATATAATTATCATCAAACGTAATGGTCAAGGACATGACATTGCGGAGAATATAATCACCTTCACTGTCAGGCCATTCCATCACTTCACAAATTATTTCATCACCACAAGTTAATTTAAATTGAGATATATCGTGCATTATATGTCGACCTTAATTATTCGATAATTAAATTTCTCTTTACTATATATCTTTACACGTTCACCGCTGTGTAATAAGGTGAAGTTCTTCTTGGATTTCCAATGTAAGTCGTCTGCAATATCGTATAACTTGGTGGTTGAACCATCGTCAGACTTTCTTAATCCTCGTCCGATCGACTGCAACACTCGAATCTGGCTTTTTGACGGACTTGCGAAAATGATGTTGTGAATGTTACGTATATTGATTCCAGTCGAGAAAGTACCCAAAGAAGCAAGAATAATACTATTAGATTGTTTCTCGACGATTCCTCGGACTGCTTCTCTATCACTGGTTTTGGTTTCTCCACTAACATAGAACAACCTCTGACCTTTCTTTAGTTTGTCGTCAATCATGTCACGGAGTACTTTACCGTGACGATCGACTAAATTAAACAAGACAAGTGTGTTACCTTCTTGACTTGTTGCGAGATTTGCGATAAACTTATTTCGTTTTTCGTAAGTAACAATGAAGTCTATCTCATCCTGATAGGTTCGTCCATCAGTAAGTTTGCAATGTTCTGCGGCATATTGTAGTAGTATTATATCTATATCAAGTTGAGCGAGGGTATTTTTCTGTTGCAGTTCGTGCGTTGTGGTAACCTGTTTCTTCGGACCAAACAGTCCTTCAAGTACAAGTTCATTGACTTGTGTACCATCCAGTGTACCAGTTGTACCCCAACGATACTGTGCGTTCTTCGATTTGTTCATAATAGACGACAAAGACTTTGCTTTGAAACCATGAACCTCATCACCAAAGATTGCACCAAATTGATGAAACCAAACGGGGTGCAGTTTATAGATAGACTGCCATGTTGAGATGATGACTCGTTTGTCCGTATCTTTGTCCTTTCCTGAATATATCTTATGGCAATGCAAATCCGCATCGTACCCATAAGATATAAAATCAGAGTGAAGTTGTTCCACCAAAGATGTTGTGGGGACGATGATTAACGCCTTTTCATCGTGGTTTTCAAGGAACCATCGAAGCATCAGATAAATGATAAACGATTTACCCGAACCCGTAGGTGATATCAGAACACAACGTTTGTTCTCTATACCGTAAGTGATTGCATCGTATTGATAATCGCGGGGTTTGAAAGGGATACCCAATGTATCAAACCACTCCATAGTCTGCATGTGATTGACTTTATTTTTGTCATAAGGATATCCATACGGTCCCTCCTCAATTTTAATACCATAACCACGATCCATCGCAAATCGTTTGATCGCCCAGTAGAGACCCGCATTGATCTCGCCTGTGTTGCGATCAAGCATTCTGATCTTGCCGTCCCAAACTTTCTTCTTTACAGCCGGCATAAATTTAGCGCCAGGAACTTCAAATGTAAAATACTCGGATAACTCCTTGACAATATGTGGTTCACACTCTGTCAGTTGAAGCATCGCATAGTCTTTCATTTTTAGTTTGATTATTTGCATTAAAACCCTGCTTCGAATTGTTTCCACTGGATCATGTTCTTGATTGTTTGGTGACGCCATTTCAGATTATCTAGTATTTCTTTAAGTGTCTCTAATACAGTCTGCAAGTAGACGATCTTGGCTTCACTTGCTTGTATCTCGGGATCACTCTCATAGTAATGGTCCATCTCACCTTTCAATATTTTCAAACCATCGAAGGGATCTGGATTCCATCCTTTCTTTTCTAATTCTTCTTGGGACATCTTTCCGTTGTAGTACAACCATTTGTCCTTGAGAAGAATCTTCTGTTTGAACTCTGCGTCTTTCAACTTCAACTTTGCGTTGGTGTAGAGTTCCAGATATTTAGCGTGTAACTTGGGTGTCTCCTGTGAAGAGACATCCAGTTTATTAAATTCGATATGTGAGTCTTTTTTCCACTCATTCAATATATCATCAAGATTCATAATATTCCTTAAATATAGTTACAACAAACTATATTATATCATAAAAATTCAAAATAATCAAAACGAAATGTAACCGGAAATGTGATGTATTCTCCTGCATCTGTTGCAGTGAAGTTGACCGCACCAATAGAAGTGGGGTGTGAGTTCATATATTTGAATTGTTTGTTGGTGTTATTGTGACTTGACAATATTGACAATGTGATATCACAATAAGATGGTATTTCGGTTGGGTTTTTATTGTAACCCGTATGGTTTCGTTCTACGGATCTATGTACCCAATCGAACAATTCACGATATGAGTTCATGTCTTCGTCTAATAATACATCCATACTCAACAGTCCAAATGTGAGTGACTCACCCAGAAAACCAACACGACCTACTCTAGGATAACTGATCTCGGTCGATTCTAGATTTAAATCGGGATGTTGTACACCCTGCGCGTAGAACTGTAAGTTAGGATAATTGTCACGGTTTATATTTACCTTAAACCCTGTGGGTGTAAGATAGTTAGTTCCACAATCAAAGGTTGACATGCTTAATACCTGTAGTTACGATATGAATTATTTATATGAAAAAAAAGGGGGCATTTCTGCCCCCCAAATCCTCATAATTTTTAGAATTATGCGAGGATGTTGTCCACACGGAAGATGCGGTAGTACTGGTTAGTACGGTTTGCAGCAAGACCGTCAGCAGGAGTTGCGCCCACGAATGGGTTAGACGCCATACCGTAACGAGTCTTGAACCCGATGCGAGGCTGGAAGTCATTCTCACCAACCGCACGTACCATCTGTAGAGGAACGTATGGGCAGTAGAAGATACCTGCGTCATAGGGGTTAGTACCT